CTGGTGGTTTCCTTGTAAATCAATCCCGCTGTCCCATCGGCGTTATCCCGGAAGCAATACACGGTCCCGTCAAGGATGGCTATTCCCCGTATTGCACCAGACCCGGTAGGGGCCGCTATGTCTGATCGGTAAAGATCTGCTGCCGCATTCAAAGATATGGCGTCGTCTTCATGGGTGACAGCGCCCCTGAGCTGCACGTCGCTTATAGACCCGACGATAGACCCGCTGACGGTATATTCCTCTGCCTCAAACGTACCTGATACTTTGGTCACGTCAAACCCATCTGAATGTACCCTCGATACTATGCCAGTCGCCCCGGATGTGCTCCCGGTAACTTCGTCCAGAACAGACACACCACCTGAAGCCGTCATCCAATAATAGGTAGCATCGGATGGAGCGGACTGCCCGTCATATCTTTCGTACCCGTCGATCCTCTGGTATCCACCGTTTCTTTTTGCCTCGTAATTCTCAGATGACAATACGGCCCCTGGAGGGACAGACAATGCCGGGGAGATTTGATCCAGCCCACCGCCAAGTTTGATATAGTCTGTCTTCGGATTTGTTCTCGGTACTCTCATGCCAGAGGCGCCCCCCATGTCAAACGTGGTAGTTGCGTCTGTTCCAGTTTCCTCAAAATCTTTTTGTATTCGTTCTGGCCGTGGGCATATTTTTCATCCGCTGCATAATCAACCCCGAAAAACATCAGCGCCCGATAAACAATAGCAAGGTGAAAGTTGGATGGGAATATTGGCTCGTCTGTGTCTCCGCTCATAACATCTGGCTGCTGGTAATATTCACCGACGATGGTGTATTCCTGGTCAGGGAGATAATCAAAGGCGATGGTGTCATCCGGCTCGATAGAAAAGACCCCTGGCCTGCCGGTTGTGGTCCGGTTGGTTCCTATCAGATATATGTCTCTGAACTGATTCCACGGAATATAAACGAGTCTCTGCTCATCTCCCGCCGTCAGATAACACCGGATATCCCCGTGGGACGAATGTTTCCATCGCCTCAAATCGGTGATACCTGCCTCAGCCGGGGTATAGTCCCTTGTCCCGATGGTAACGGTGAAAGAAAACGGCTGCTGCAAAAACCGCCACTCTTCATGCTGGTTCTGGATGTCCTCATACGCAGCGGCAATCCAGTCCACCACCTTTTTGTATTCCCCGGACTGGCTTACCGTTGTTGTCGGGCCGGTCCCGGAAATTCTCGCCTCTTGTCTCAGGCGCTGGCACAATTCAAGGTAGGTCATTCTTTAAGGATGCTTTCAAGCCATGCGGCTCCGTTGGGGTGCGGGTCTTCGTAGACCGTGAATGGGTATGTGGTGGCAGTCCTTTCCACCATCTGGATATTCTCAGGCCGGGACGGGTTCGGTGTCTGCTGTTCGTACCTGGTATGAGTTCCACGGGCCAGGGCTTCAACGTACTTGCGCCGGACCGGTATCCTTTGGCCCCTGATAATCGGTTGGTTGATCCCGTTCACACTGACCACAATCACCGGCAGCGAATTAGGACTGTTATCCTCAGCCACCCGGATCAGAAGTTTCTGATTCATAAATTCTTCCAGCTCGGCGGCCTTTACAAAATCCTTTTCGGATACGGGCTCGATGGGTTCTTTCCCGATCTCACCCAGGGCGCCGGTCCTTCCTGTTTTTTCACCGCCTACGTCTTTCGCTTTAGACATTTATTGATTCCTTTATATATGGGGGTCCGAAGACCCCCCGGTTAAGATTAGGATGTCAGGGGAGCTACCGGCACTGCCAGCAGGTCGTAATAAGTGTCGGTTACGGTTGCGGCACCCAGATCAGTAGTCGCCATGGTGAAGGCGGCCCCGTCTGTTGCCACCTTGATCGCGCCGATGGGGCAGGTGTCCGCTGCCGGGGCGGGCCAGTGCAGAACGACGTTTCCGGCGGAAAGCTCGTCGGAATCAACCTCAGTGCCCTTCACGGTGTCCACGGTGCCGGATGCGTTGAGGGTCACCAGATACAGGCAGGTAGTTTCATCGGCCTGTTCGTCGCATGCCGTCGGGTCGATGTTGTCCGCGTCTGCTTTGTGGTACAGCACCCCGTCAATGGCAAAATCCACGCCAGCTCCGTTGGGAGCTGCAATCTTGATGGTTGTCGCGTTGGTGCCTTCACCCAGGCCAGCCTTGGAAAGACACACAGTTCCGCCTCTCAGTGCGGTGTCGTCAATATTAAACATGATATTATTCCTTATTCTTCAAGGGTTGCAGTTGCTTTGCTGGCCGTCAGTGTAGCGGGTCCAGCAGTCGGCTTACTTGCGGTCAACGTTGCAGGGCCAGCAGTCGGTTTGGGTGCGGTCAGCGTAGCAAGTGTGTCACTGATGGCTGCCCCGATCAGGGTTGCATCCGGGTTAATGGCGTTATAATAGTTTGTTGCGTTTGCCACTGTACCTCCTGTACCTCCTGCCAATGCGTCGGTTCCTGCCAGCCAGGTATCTCCACCCGCCTGGACAGTGACGTATCCAACAACCACCTCGCCAGATGCGGAAATGCCATCAATCGCGGCGATGGCTTCAGCTTCAGAGTCGTACCCGGCGTCAGAATTGTCTGCATAATCCACATGGGTCGTGGCGTCATTATCTACAGACAAAAGCAGAACCAGCCATTTGTTGGTTGCGCAGGTGGCGGCGGTGCCAGTGTCCCATAGCTGAGACCCGGCAATGTTGTAAACAATCCCGTCCTTGGCAACCTGAAACGCATTGGCGTTGCCAACGTCAAAGTCTGACTTAATCGCAAACCCCGGGTATCCGGAAAACAACCTGGTCAGGTATGCCGTTCTCAACTCGTTGATAAGCGACTTGATGTTGTCCAGATAGGTTTTTACGGTTGCATGATCGTCGTGCAATTCGTCCACAAAGGTTTTCGTTTCGTCCACAGCGGTCTTGAACGTGGCGTGGTCATCATGGAGCTCGTCGGCCAGAGTTTTTGTCTCATCGACTGCGGTTTTAAACGTGGCATGATCGTCGTGCAGTTCGTTCGCCAACGTCACGGTAGCTCCCGCTTCGGTGCGGGTTGCGTCAAACAATGGTTTGAGCACTGCCGCATCTCTTCGATTTGCCAGGGCGTTGGTATTTTTCTTAATACTTGCCATGTCGTTATCCTTTATTTATGGGGGCCGGAGCCCCCTGCTTGTTTATGGCTTTTCTAAGCCTGGTTTCTGTTGCTTTGTCATTTAGCCTAAACATCATAAGCGCCTTTGTTACAAGTCGGTTGCGGAACACTCGATCCTAGCAAGCCAATTTTCGTTCAAACGAACAACCGCGTACCAGAAATCGGCACCAACATATCCGAACATGCCGGACGGGTTCGCGTGGTTTTTCTTGGATGCCGGGATGATTGTCGGGCTGATACCGGTTTTGCCGTGGCCTTTCAGGGACACATGGCCCCAGGCTTCTTCTGCCATTACGATCATGGGGTACACGTCGATGTTGGCGCCATCAGCAGCAACCATGCCGGTTGAACCAACGGCGGCGCCGGCAGCGGCGAACGGGGTGAACAGCGGACTGGTAACAAACCGGAACTCTTCACATGACCCGATTTCCCTGGCATGTACCGGCTTGATTGCAGATCCATAGTCCACACGCTTGGTGAACCCGGGAAGATCCCTTACATCAGAACTCATATCGGTGTGCATGAAAACGACGTATGCCGATTCACAGGCGCTGGTGCCGAAGTTGGGACCCGGTTTGATGATTTCCGTTACCTTTTTCCCACGGTTTTTCTCCATGGACCTGGCAGCGGATCTCAGCTTTGCCAGTGAGATAGTGGAGTTGACACCTACACGGGTTGTCCCGTTGGCATAAATGACGCTGGTGCCTGCACGGATCGCTCCGTATGCTACCAGTTCTGCCACTTCTGCCAGGGTTTCACCGGTCAGCTTGGACATATCCCCGGGGATGTCATCTTCGTACATCAGCTGTGCTTTGGAGGAGAATTTGAACAGTACGGAATACTGCTCCAAACTCACGGTCACATCGGTGTAACTGATGGTGTTTGCCGTAGGGGTTGTGCCTTCGCTGGTCACAAAGTTGGCGGCGGTGATGGACGGGGTTTCACTGTATCCGTCTGCCGGGTTTGTTGCGGCAGTTGCGGAAAAGGGTTTCAGCCGCCTGAAAACGATGGTGTCCGTTTTATTCAGGGGTTGTTCTTTCTGTGCGCCGAAGCTCCCCAGGACCTGGATGGGTTCTGCGTGTTTCAACATTTTCATTTCTGCTCTAATTAAGTTCCTGCTAGGAACCGAGCTATAATTTTGGATAGCCATGGTATGACTCCTTTAGTCTTCCCACACCTCTGCAGCGATCTGTTCCCTCAACTCAGCTTCTGATAGATCAGCTTCCGATTTCGGGGGCTTTCGTGCCGGCCCCCTGGGAGCGTCAACGGATCGTGCAAGGCGGTCTTGTTTTTTGTCAGGTGGTCTCTGTTTCTGTGATTTGAATAGGTCCAGGACCTCAATGGCGTCGTCAGCGGTCTGCCCGTACAGGGCTTTTTCCTGCACCAGTTGGGACTGTTTTTTCAGCCACATCTGGTAATCTGCTGACCTGACTACCTGCTGCCAGTCTCGATGAGCGATCCCTACTAAACGTCTTTCCAGGTCTTCGTTGGCGTGACTGTCCTGCTTGAACTCGGCCCGGATGTCTTCTCTCAGAGCTTCCATATCAGGCGGTTTTGTCTCGGCAAGTCTGGCCTCGATTGCGTCTGCGATTTCGGGAAAATCTTCTTTCATCTCGTCCCATTTTTTTTGGGACTTGCTGGCTGCCTCTAACTCTTCCGGTGTTGGACCCTTGGGCGATTCTTTGGCGGCTTTCTGCGCGGCATAGAACTCGTTCTGGATGCCCCCCAACCGGCGTTCAGTCTGTTTGAGGCGGTAGTCGATGTTGTCAATCGTGTTAACGCGCTCGGAGATAGATTCAAGCTGCTTTCGCAGGGCGGATGGTACTCCGGCCCACTCGTCAACCTCTTCGTTCTCAGGTTCAGGTTCTGGTTCTGGTTCCGGTTCCGGCTGTTTCGGCGGCTCCGGTTCCAAACCGTCGTTGTATGCCTGTTCCCTCAACGCTTTTTCTTCCGCTTCCGTCATGTCCATCTGTGTCCTCTTTCCCCGGCTTTAAGGCGGGTGTGCTTGGGGCGTTTCCGGCCCGGTTATGGTTCCAGGGCATAAAAAAAGGGCAAATGTAGTGATGTGGCACCACATTGCCCCTCTTGTTATCTTGCGCCGTGTGTCAGTCTGGCCGGACCTTCACACGGACCCTGGTTGTGTTATTTTATTGCAAAATCCCCTTTCTCTCCTTGGGCAGATCCAGCAATTCCTTGTAAGCCTTGATCTTACCCCGGATCACCGCTGTTTGTGCGTCATTCATATTCGGGCTGTCATTTTTTTCCCGCAGCCGTTGGATTTGCTCTTTGGCCCA